CATCGCCTTCAATAGCCATGGTTTCCCCTGCTTTTTAGTCGACAGTTCTTCCAGCAGCGCATCCTGAGAGCGGCATGGATGCCAGCGCTTGCCATCCTTCCCCATAATCCATCCATGACCGCAGTGCATTGCAGGACTTTGCTTAACGAGCAGTGATGCAAAAGATGGTTCTTTAGTCAGCATAACCACCTCAGATCAGACCGAACGAAGCGCCCAGGCCCGTCACGGTATCTACCGCGCTTGCCATCGCCGGATTCGCCTGCAAACGCGCATGTAATGAAACTGCGGTGAGTGCCATCAGGCGCGTGACAGAGTTGATGCTGTTGATAACATCGCGGCGGCCCGCACTGGTTTTTACATCACCGGAAACTGCGCCTGCAGCTACTCGCCCAATCTCCGCAGTTGCACTCATGACGTAATGCGGCAGGTTCTCTTTTGCCACTTCATTCAGTGGCACACAGGGCAGGCAATGGATTTGAGCCAGAAACCCATCAACCAGCGTTGAGTCCTCTGTGATATCAGTCAGCAGCCAGATCTCCGGCGGAGTGAGTTGATGTGGTTGGTCCGGGTTCAGTTTGTTGCGCAGAGTCTGGACGTTCATTCCTGCACGCTCTGCCAGCTTCGCCATGTTATGACGCAGCGCGAAAGCCCGGCAGGCTTCGTCAAAGTGTGGATGTTTGGAAATCTTATAATCAAACATGTGCCCCTCTCAAAAAGTTCTCATAATTGAACTTACTGACCAACAATGACGCGGAAGTTGGAATGACCGAGGGATTCACGAACCTGGTCGGTTTTGTACATCAGATAACGAAGGCTTACGCGACCTTTGTTTTTTTCTTTCTTAACCATGTACTTGGCAAGCTGACCATGGTGAATTTTCTGGTAAACAGAGCCACGGGAGATACCTTCCCATTCAGCGAACTCTGCAGGTGTAGCCATCTCTTTTGGTACACGAATTGAAATATCAGTGCTCATAGTGCAATATCTCTCGGTTAAGGTTTGGTTTACGTCGTTTTATCTTGTTTTATTTGATTCAATAATTGATACATCGAGATACTACGATCCAATATTTGATACGTCAATAGGATTAAAAAATGATACAAGTGAAAGCTGGCGAGAATACCGGGGGAAGAGAGGCTATCCATAGGCTAATGGCCGCCTATGATTTCAAGTCCAGACAGCAACTGTGTGATCACCTGGGCGCATCAAAAAGCACTATGGCAAACAGATACTTAAGAGATAGTTTTCCGGCAGAATGGGTGATTCAGTGTGCTTTGGAGACTGGGGTTTCTTTACTGTGGCTCACTACTGGACAGGGCGAGACAGGTTCAAATATCGAACACAAAAAAGATATCAATTTCGTGAACTCTAGCAAAGTTAAACCCCTTTCTGAGCTTGTTTCCCCCGAAATTGACAAGGCAACTCTCAACGGTGGCTTATTGGTCGATGCTGGAAAAGCAATCATTGATAGCAGTCTACTCCCCTCGGACTCAGGCAACCTATTGCTGGTGAATACTTCTGGAGATTCTTATTTAGTGGACCGCAGCCAAACGCCTCCAGTTAACGGTATGTGGTTGGTAGATATCGACGGAATAAAAAGCATCGTGAAGTTAACACGGCTACCAGGAAACAGATTGGTGGTCCATCAAGACGAATCATCCTTTGAGTGCAGCCTTGATGATATTGAGGTAGTAGGCCGCGCATTAAAAATAATTAAGAGCCTTTGATATGACCATCAGAAAGCAGCCAAACGGAAAATGGTTGTGTGAATGCTACCCGAACGGGCGCGACGGCAAGCGTGTGCGCAAACAATTTGCGACGAAAGGCGAAGCCGTAGCATTCGAAAACTTCACCATGGATGAAGTAAACAAAAAACCATGGCTAGGGGAAAAGGAGGATCGGCGGCATCTGTCAGAAGTGATAGAGCAATGGCACTCACTCTACGGGCAGACGCTTGCAGATCCCAAACGCCTGATGGCGAAACTTAGAATTATCTGTAATGGCCTCGGCGATCCCATCGCCTCAGAACTGACCGCCGGTGACTTTACGAAATACCGCGAAGCACGGCTAAAAGGTGAAGTGCGAAATGAAGATGGCGCGCTTATGTCGCCCGTTAAACCCCGCACTGTAAACCTTGAACAGCGCAACCTATCATCGGTTTTTGGCACACTGAAAAAGCTGGGCCACTGGTCAGCCCCCAACCCGCTTGCCGGGCTGCCAACATTTAAAATCGCAGAGGGCGAACTGGCGTTCCTGACCCCGGAAGAAATTAAACGCCTGCTTGATGCTTGCGCAGATTCTCAAAGCTCCAGCCTGTTGATGATTGCAAAAATATGCCTAGCCACCGGCGCGCGTTGGAGCGAAGCCGAAAACCTACAGGGCCACCAATTATCGAAATACCGGATCACCTACACAAAGACCAAAGGCAAGAAAAATCGAACCGTGCCAATATCTCAGGATCTGTACAACGAACTACCCAAAAACCGAGGGAAGTTATTCACGCCATGCAGAAAAGCTTTTGAGCGAGCAGTGAAGCGGGCTGGCATAGATTTACCTGAAGGCCAATGTACTCATGTGCTGCGTCACACATTTGCCAGTCATTTCATGATGAACGGCGGAAATATACTCGTTCTTAAAGAAATCCTTGGTCATGCCGATATAAAAATGACAATGGTTTACTCGCATTTCTCTCCTGACCACTTGGAAGATGCTGTTACGAAAAATCCACTTTCGACTTTAGGATATTAA